GGATGTGGCCCGTCAGGCGGGCGTGGTGCGGATTTGGAAATTCGCGGCGATCGAGTGCAGCGGCGGATGTTCGTCGTCGTCGCGGGTCAACGGCCGCGACGCGACCTCCTCCACCCACACGACCGCACGTCCCGGCACAGTGAACGAGCCGGGCAGCATCACCGGGCGCGCCCGGTCCGCCACCCACGTGGCCTGGTCGGCGAGCAGGCCCACGAACACCAGCTGCACCTCAACCGCGGACTGCTCGTAGGGCTGCGCCATGCTGCCCTCCGACGCGGCCGGGGTGGACGGGTAGATCACCACCCATCCGGTGTTGTCCGGCACCACCTCGGGCTTCACCCCGACATCCACCGGCAGACCGACACCGGCCAGCGCGGCCTTGACGGCGGCGACGATCGGGGAGACCGCGACGATGTTCACGGCGCCAGCACCTCGACGACCATGTCGGCGACCGCATCCAGAAAGTGGGGCACCTCGGCCTCGAACGCCGGGCCGAGGACCGGCAGCGCCGGACCGTGCCGGCCGGTGCCGTACTCGGCGATGTTGCCCAGCGCGCCCTGCCGGCGCCGTTTGTCCGGCCCGACCTCACCGGTGATGACCTGCCCGGCCACCTTCACGTCGTAGGTGATGGAAGCGCCGTAGTGCGGCAGGTGCCGGTGGCCGGCCGCGGCCGAGGCGGCGTCGCGCTTGATGTTGTAGCAGCCGCGTTCGACGACCGGCTGCCCGCGTTCCAGCACGGCGGCCTGGGATGCCAGCAGCATCTCCCGGTAGGCGGCCAGCTCGGCGGTGTCAGCCAGAGCCATCGGCGATCTCCTCGCAGTGCAGCCGGTGCGCGGTGATGTGGGTGCCGCGTTCGATCGCGCGCACCCGCATCCGCCTCGGGGCCGGGGTGAGCAGCACCGGGTCCTGGCTCGCGGTGGGGGTGATGACGTCGTTCAGCTCGACCGGTGTGCCGTAGGGCACGGAGATCGTCCACCGCCATTTGTAGACGGCGGTCTCTCCGGCGTCGGTCTGTTCGTCCATCCTGCTGACCGGCTTGAAGCGGCACTTGCCGGCGTACACCGTGGTGGCGGTCGGGTCGATGGTGGCGCCGGTGACCTGGTTGAGGGTGGCGCGGGCGTCCGCCCGGGTGACGGTGCAGGCGTCGGTCATGAGCAGCATCTCGGCGGCGATGCGGCCGTTCCGGGCGGCGATGTTCGCGGTCACCGCTCACCCCCCGACCGGTCTGCTGGTGGTGCCGAGGTTCGGGCGGGCGGTGGTGCCGGCGCCGGGGCGGGTCGTCATACCGGTGTTCGGCCGGTGGGTGATGCCGATGCTGCCGGGCGGACCGGAGGTCGCGGTGGCCGTGAGCGTGCCGGTACCGGTGAGCGCCGCGGCAGCGAGGCTGGTCTGGATGCCGGCGGCGGTGAGCGCTCCAGCGGCGGTAAGGGCGGCCTGGCCGAGAGCAATCTGCTTGCCGGCGGCGGTGAGCGTCGCGGCACCGGCGAGCGCGGCGGCCGCGAGCGCGGTGTTGACGGCCGTCGCGGCCAGGCTGCCGGTAGCGGTGGGGGCGGCGGAGGCGGACACCTGCTGCAACCCGCTGGCGGTAAGGGTGCCGGCGGCGGTGAGGCTGGCCGAGCCGCTCACGGTGGCGGCGGTGGCCGGGATCAGCGCCAGCGCGATCGTGCCGCCGTGCCCGTCGGCGACACTGCACACCGCCGTGTAGGTGTGGGCGGCCTGCGTCACGGCCGTGTTGGTGTCGGCCAGCTCGACGGCAACGAACGGGTTCGCGCCGCCGTGGTTGCTGTCGGACCGTTCGGTCATCGCCGCGTCCGGCGTCCACGTCTCCAGGGAGGTGGTGCCGCGCGCGCCGGCGACCATGCCGATCCACCGGTCGGTGCTGGTCGGCGTCACCGACCCGGTGACGAAGTTCGCGGTGCTGGTGTGGCTGGCGTACGCCGCACCTTCATCCGGTGTGGTCGGGTCCAGGCCCGGCCACGACCAGGGCAGCGACTCGTACTTGCAGGAGGTGCCCCAGCTGAACGCCTGCGTGGTGTCCCCGGCCTGCTTCTTACGCCGGTACAGCACCAGCCGCGACGACGCGGCCCCGGTCGTTCCCTCGCTGCCCTGCACCACGACCGTCCAGCCGGACGGTGCGGTCGGCGTGGAAGCTTGCGAGTCGGCCAGGGCGACCGCCGCGTAGCACCACTCGCCGACCGTCGCCCCGGTGAAGTCCAGGGTGACGCTGGTACCGGCCGTCGAGCCGTGGACCGGCGTGCCGACCCACGGTGCGCCGATGGCCACCGGGTCAGTCCAGGGCGAGGGTGAGGGAGCCGGTGGTGAGCTGGAACGTGTCGCCCGCGTTGACGACCTTGTTTGCCGCCAGCGCCACCCACCACAGCCGCTTCGGGGTGCCGGCCGAGTCGTAGATCTCGACGCCCACCACGGTGCAGGACGGCATGTTCGACCAGGTGAGCGTCCCCGAGTTCGACGTCGCGCCGGCCGAGGAGGCGCCGCAGGTGAGGGTTTGGCGGGCGTAGGCGTTGCCGCCGGCCACGACCTCGGTGCCGGCCGCCGAGTCAGACCCGTTCGCGGTCATCAACGCGACCTTGATCGGCCCGGTCGGGGTGAACGAGGCGGTGCCGAGGATGTGGTCGAGCAACAAGTTCTCGCACGTGTCGGTGAGGTTGCCGGCCATCGGGTTCCTTCCTCAGCCGAGCCGGACCAGGCCGGCACGGTGGCCGTACTGCTTACGCAGCCGGGCGCGCAGGGTTTCGGCTGCCTCCATGCGGGCGGCCATCGCCTCGTACTGGGCCTGGTAGTCATCGATCTGCAGGCGGACCACACCACCCGGGTTGCCGTAGGGGGTGGCGGCCAGCATCAGCGACGCCTGCCGGGCCAGCTGGAGCCGCCAATCCCCGGGCGCCAGGCCGTGGGTGTAGGTGACGGTGACCAGGCTCGGGTCCTGGCTGCGGTAGTGGGTGGCCGCCCCGTAGTCGTGGCCGTGCCATCCGAAGTTCGCCGACCATCCGTAGTTGGCCTGCCAGCCGGAGCGGCGCCACAGCCGGTTCCCGATCAGCTTGTAGCCCTCGGTGCCGGCGGCGATGGCGGTGCCATCCACGTCAACGGCCGAGACGGACACGACCGGGATCTGCGGGAGTTGGAAGAAGCTGTCGGTCGACCCGACCAGCGGTCCCGTGCTGTCGTCGACGACGAGAGTGATGCGCTGCCCGCCGGCGGCCTCCTGAACCAGCGACGCCGCCGCCTCCAGCAACAGCGTCGCGGTGGCCGTGTCGACGTCGGCCTGCAGAAGGGCGGCGAGGTCGCTCGGTGTCGCGAACGTGTCGGCCATGGCGACCCCGCCCCCTTCCCTCTACTCGCTGTGCGCGGCGTTGTAGGCGTCGACGACTTCGGCCGGCAGCTTCCCGCGCGGAGACACCTTGAAGCCGTTGTCCTCAGCCCACGCCCTGATGTCGGCGTTGCTCGGCTCGCTGTCGCCACCGGTCTCGGCGCTCTCGGCGTCGAACGGCTCGACCTGGCCCCGGGCGAGCAGCGTCTGGATCTGCTCCTCCGGTACGTCGGCCGGCAGGATCGTCCCCTCGTAGTGGTCGATCCTGGCCCGGCCGCCGCCCGGCAGTGCGGTCTCCGCGGTCACCATGCCCGCGGTCACTCGGTACCTCATCCGCATCACGCCTTCAGGTCGGTGATCTTCGCGTGGGCCAGCTGGTTGCCGTAGGCCAGCCCGATCTCCCCGTAGATCTGCACCCGGTCCTTCGCGCCCGTCTTCGCCAGCGGCTCCGCGAAGAAGTGGCCCTTGCCGGGGACTTCCAGGAACACCGGCCGGCACTGCTCCAGCGACACCACGGCGACGGCGGACTGCGGCATGAGCCGGTCGAGCATCACGTTGAGCGTGCCGAAGTCGGTGTCGATCCGGTCGACGGTGACGCCGCCGACGTTGCCGACCAGCTCCTTGCGGACGTAGGTGCCGGCGGTCAGGTAGGCGTTGGTGATCGCCCGCTTCTGCGCCGAGCCGCACAGCAGGGTGGCGGTGGCCTGTTCGCTGAGGCCGCCGTTGTCGTAGGCCTTCTGGATGGTGTCGTCGACCATGACCTTCGTGAGCGCCACACCCTTGGACCAGATGACGGTTCCGTCGACGGTGATGTCGACCGCGGTGCCGCCCTTGGCCAGCGACACGGAGAACGTGTTCGCCGAGGAGTTGACCACGTAGTAGGTGGTGGGGCCGACGACCAGCGGCGTTGCCGCGCCCACGTTGGTGAACACCACCGTGTCGCCGTTGACCAGGCCGTGCGCGGTCAGGGTGATCAGGTCGGTGGCGGCCGCGGCGGCACCGGTCTGGGTGACGCCGGCCGCCGCGTCGGTCACGTTGGTGGTGATCGCGGCCAGCAGGCCACGCGTCTTGCGGGCGGTCGTGTTGTCCGACGGCAGCTGGTACGCGCCGTTCAGGAAGCTGTAGTTGCAGTCCCGCACGATCTGCTTCAGGGACTGCTCGACCTGCCAGTCCAGCTCAGCGCGCACCGGGTTCATCGCCTCGGTGGCCAGGCCAGACAGGCGCCCGACGGCGGCCTGCTTGGTGTAGGACGTCCCGACGGTCTCCTGGTGGATCTCGCAGACGTTCTTCACCTGCGCCCGGACCCGCTCCTGCTCGGTCGGCGCGTCCTGACCTTCCAGCGCCACGTTCTGGCCGGCGCCGCGCAGGTCGAAGGTCTGCCACTCGAACTCGGTGTCGATGGTCTGTCCGCCACCGGACAGGCCGCCGATCGAGCTGAAGAACGGCGTGTCGGCGGGGGTGAGCTGGAACAGCACCCCCGTGTAGTTGGGCAGGTTGTAGGTTGTGCCCAGAGCGGTGATACCGGCCATGTGCCTTTCCTTTCAGAGGTCAGCCACGCGCTCCGGGAGGCCGGTGCGTGCTACGGCTTGGCGAGTTTCTGGTTTTGCAGGGCGATGACTCGCCTGACGTCGCCCTTGGCCTGCGCGTCGAGGATCTGCGCGTCCAGGTCGACGGGGCTTCGGGGTCCCTGCGTCGGGTCCGGGATCGGACTGCCGCCACCCGGTACCGCCGGGGTGGTGGTGGGGAACGCGGCCTTCAGCTCATCGGCCTTGGCCGCGATCTCTTCCTTCGTCGATCCGGACAGCCACGCGGCCTGGGCGGCGGTGAGGCCCTTCTCGGCGGCCACCTCCAGGCGAAGCCGCTGGCCGCGCTCGTCGGCGGCCTGCTTCTTCACCTCGGCCAGCTCGCTGGCCAGCTTCTCCACCTCGGTCTGGTCCTTTGCCGGCACGCCCGTGCCGGCGCGGATCTGGTCGACCATGGCGCTGAGCGGGTCCAGCGCCTTGAGCTTGGCCTCCAGGTCCTTGCGGGCTTCCCGCTCGGCCTGGAGTGCCTTCAGGCCGGTCTCACCGAGTTGCCCATCACCGGCCGCCGGAGGCGGGGTCGCGGGGGGCTGGCCGGGCGGGGCCGGTGGGCTGGGCGGCTGGTTGGCGGGCGGTACCGGCGTGGGGGGCGTCGCGCCCGGGTCGGCCGGCGGGGTGGGGTTGGTCATCGCGACCAGCTCCATTCGGATGGTGACGGACCCGCAGGGCGTCGCGCCCTACAGGATGTAGCCGTACTGCTTCAGCGCCCACAGATAGGCGAGGCTGTCGTTCCCGTAGCGGTCGAGGATCGCCTGCGGGGTGAGGCGCGGCGCGCCCTGCAGACGGGACCCGGCCACACCACGACGGGCCGCGCCTTCCTTCGTGTACGGCTGTCCAGGCGCGGACAGGCCGCTCGCACGGCCGGTGACGTTGACGACCTGGGCCGGGTCGGCGCCATTGCGGATCGCCTCAGCACCGGCCTTACCGAACACCCGGTCCTGGTCGGTGTCCGACAGGGACCGGAAGTAGCGCTTCGGATCAGTGGCGGGTGTCACCCCGTGCCGATCCCATTCGCTGCGGGTGATCGGCTGGTGGGTGCAGTCGCAGTGCGGGTGGCGCAGGAACGCCTGGCTCTTGTGGTAGATCCGGCCGGCGAGGATCGCGCAGCGCGCGCAGCTGGCGCCGTTCAGCATCCGCACGTAGCCGATGATGTTGTCCCGCAGCCCGGTGTTGACGTCCATCGCCATCCGCCCGGCGTCAGCGACCTCGGTGTTGGCGACCAGCGTCAGCCAGTCCTGCCCCGCGCGCATCGCCTCCGGTACCGGCATGCCGGTACCGATCCGTGACAGCACCACCCTGGGTGCCACGTCCAGCACCGAACCCATGTCGGCGCCCCACGCGGTCACCCCGGACAGGGCGCCCGGGTTCGCGACCGCCAGCGGTGCGTCCGCCTCGCCGGCCTCGGCCAGCAACGCCGGCAGGTACAGGCCCGGCAGTTCTGCGGCCCGGTACTGCCCGGCCGTGACGACCGCGGTGACGCTCGGCGCGATCTTCGCCCAGGACGCCTGGATGTCGTTACGCCGTACTCGCCGCCAGCGGGCGACGAGCAAGGCCCGCACCCGGGCGGTGACGGCGTTCTGCTCCGCGAAGTACGCCGCGGCCAGCTGCTCGCCGGCCACCGGCTACGCCGAGACGGGCGGGGCCGGCACACCGTTCTGCGGCGCCCCGAACTCCGGCCGCGGCCCCAGCAGCCTGTCCACCGCGGTCGGGGCCTTCGGCAGCGCCGGCACGTCGAGGCCGGCTTCCTCTTCCTCCATCATCTTGATCTGCGCATCGGAGTACTGGAGGTCCTTGCGGGCTTGGCGCAGGGTGATGATGCCGGCGCCGTGGAGCTTGACGGTGGCGTCGGCGGCCTGCGCGATCGTCGGGGTGGAGGCGTTCCGCCACTCGACCTCGAGGCGCTTCAGGGCCGGGTCCCAGTCGCCGGTCTGGATGCGGCGTACCAGCCGCATCACCTGCTCCCAGGATCCTCCGAAGGAGCGCTGCTTCCTTTCGGCGCGCTTCACCAGCCGGGCTTCGCTCGAGCGGATCGCGTCGGCGCTGGCCGGGTTGTCGGTGGCGTAGCCGAGGTAGTGCGGCGGGAGGCCGGCGATCGAGGCGGTCAGCTTGGCCAGCTCGTTCAGCGACTCGTGGAAGTTCGACAGCGACGCGGCGGGGAACTGGAACTCCCGGCCGCCCTCCACCGGGATGGTGAGTAGCCGACCCATGATGACCTGCAGCGCGGTCAAGTTGTTGCCGGCCGCGTCCTTCAGATCCTCCGGGCCGACACCCCACAGGCCGCGCAGCGGCAGCGCCACGAACTCGGCGGCCAGCATCATGTCGGTGGCGATCTTGTTGGCGGCGTCCGCGAGGGGAAGCACCGAGGCGAGCTCGGACCGGCCGTACCGCAGCGAGCCTTGCGACGGGTACAGGTTGGTGCGTCTGGCCCGCAGCCGCGGCCGGTTCGTAACCGGGACGATCGGGCAGACACCCAGGTTGTGCTTGTCGCGGTTGACGGCCTTCCACCCGTTCTGCCACTCGAACCACACCGTGGCGTTGGGCAGGTACAGGGTGGCGTACCGGTCCAGGATCTGGGTGTAGGAGTCCTGGTCGGCGACCCGGCGCAGCGCCGCGCGGACCTGCCGGGTCCGCGGGTCGATGTCGGCGTACACCTCAAGCGGCGACTCGGTGGTGATCAGCGGCGTGTCCCGGTCGGCCTCGTTCGCGCCGACCGCCACGTAGGAGCGGCGCATCGCCAACGCGTCCACGTGCGCCATCTGCGACTTCTCGTCGCAGTCGTTTTCCTGCCAGACCCGCCACAGGTCGTCGTCGCCCTCATCCTGGTCCGGGCGCCGGAACCCTTCGATGTCGAGGCGTTCCTCCACCGAGTCGACGATCAGCTCCGGCCAGGCGATCACTACCGGCTTGATCCGGTCGCTGACCTCGCGGAACAGGTCAGGGTGCATGTAGGACTGCTCGGGGGCGTTCTCGTAGTAGTCGTCGAGCGCCTCGAGCTCCGGCTTCTCGGCGTCGTGCCGGCGGGCCAGGTAGTGGACCCATTCCTCGTCGGTGCTGGGGAGACCCATCCGGACTCCCTTCACCTCATGACGATGACCTGGCGTCTCTTCTGCGGCCACAGGCCGGCGGCCGTGACGTCGCCGGCGGCCTCGTGAGTGATGATCGAGGTGACGCAGGCGTCGATCTTCTGGGAGGGGCTGGCCTTGGCGAGCACGTAGCGCTGTCCCGGCCGGGGTGTCTTCACCGCGTTGCGGACGTGCACCGCCGTGGTCGAGCAGCCGTCGTGGGTCCAGGTGGCGTCGGCTTTCACCACGTCGATCCGGAGCCGTTCGCAGGCGGCATGCATCTGCACCGGGCGGTAGGTTTCCCACCGCACCACGCGGCTGTCGCCGTAGCAGGCGGCCCAGTCGTCCAGCTCGGATTCCCAGTACGGCGGGTCGCCGTACATCCGGACCACCTTCAACGTGGTGAACAGCTCATCGACGGCCGCAGCGACTTCCAGCCGTGGGACCTGACCACCGTGTTCGGCCGGGCTCCAGATCGCAGGGCGGCGGTCCGGCCCGTACACCGGGGTGAACTGGTAGCCGGCCTGCGTCTCCGCGCGGATCGCGGTCCAGTCGTCGACATCGGAGCCATCGAAGCCCAGCACCACCGGCGTGCCGGCGGCGATCTCCCGGGCCGCAGCACGGCCGTCCCAGTGCTCGGCCTCCACCCACGCGCCGGCGCCCTGTACCAGCCTGTTGCCGAAGAACCGTTCGGCCTGCTGGGGGTCCCGCTCCAGCAGCTCGGCGGCCTCGGCCTCGATGCCGTCCAGATCGACGTGGGCGGAACCGGCGTAGACGTGGCGGTGGATCTTGCGGCGGTCAGCTTTGACGCCGTACTTCAGGTGCGCCGGCGGGAGCCGGTGCAACCGGAAGATGTCCGGGCGTCGGGACTCCGCGGTCTGCTGGGCGACCGAATCCTCGGCGGGGTTCCAGGCGTTGGTGGTCTCCATGGTGCGGCCACCCATGCCGGCCGCGCCACGGCGCTGGGTGTCGGCGACCTTGGTCATCTTGTTGACCCGGGTCCAGATGCCTGTCTCGTCCTGGAGCGCGAACGTGATCGGGTTGCCGAGGCGGGACTGCGCCGAGGACGTCACCACATCGATGCGGCCGTCGTTCGGCAGCCGGATGAACTCCTCGCCCACCCTCATCAGCCCCCCGAGGGGGCCGTAGCGAATCATCGACTGCAACGGCCGGTACACGTTGTCGGTCTGCTGCTCACTAGTCGCCGTGATCTGGATCAGCGGCGTGGGCTGCGGGATCGCCATCGGCTCTCCGCGTTGGTACTCATACGTCCAGCCGCAGTCGCAACCGTGCCCGCGGCAGTCGTAGACCTCGCCGCCAGTCGCCCATCCGTCGAACACCGTCGGGCCGACACCCTCGACCGCGCAGATCGCCGCCGTCCACGGCCCCTTGCCCGTCTTCTGTGGCGCCACCACCTGCGAACGCCGGTAGTGGAACGCGGTCGCCAGCTGGCCATGACGCGCCGACGGCTTCACCCGGTAGTGGTTGACGGTGGACCAGAGCTGCCAGTCGTACATGACGAATCGGTCGCCCTTGCGGAACCCATCCGGCACGACGCAGTGGGCTTCGATCCAATCGCAGGTTATCCACAGGGTGGGGAAGTCGACGACGAAGTCATTCGCCGTCGCCACCGGAGACGACCTTCAGCCGACTCCGGCTCGAGGACCGGGCCGGGCGGGCCGCCGCCGGTACGGGGACCTCAGCCACGGTCGGCTCGATGCGCCACCTGGCGGCCCGCATGCCCGGCGTCGTCAAGCCCAGCGAATCCGCCATCTGCCGCACCAGCGTCGACAGGTTGACCGCCGAATCCCGCTTCTCCGCCTCCACCAGCCGGCGCACGTACAGCGCCACCTCGTGCTGCTGGGACTGCTGCTCCCACATCGTCGCTTGCGGCCGGGACCACAGCTCGGCCCACAGCGCCAGCTCCCGGGCCAGCGGCCTCGTCAGTGGCCAGGCCGGCGGCTCGCCGGTTCGTCCTTCCGCCGGAAGGGTCACCCACTCGTTGACGTCGCGGCTGCGACGCAGAGCGTTCGGGTTCGGGGCCGGTCCTGAGCGCGCGCGAGCGCCACCCTTCGGCATGGTGATCATCTCCCCTTCGGCCGCATCGCGCGGCGTCCGGTACAGCGGTCACATCGCGTGACCGCAAGTCTGATGCTGGAACGTTCTGAACCTGCCGGACCAGCGAGCCACCTCTCCGGCGCCTCTCCTTCCT